CCCAAATAAGTGAATCACCGATTCATGGATTGGTTACTGAACCAATAACGAAACCTGCTAATCTGGAAGACTTTGAATTTGAAGGAGAACATGTGAATATGGATTTTAACTTGGACAAATATTTTGGACCTAGTAATGTATATATACCACCTGAAGACTTACAAATTTTGGAGGATTACGGAGTGAAGGCTTTTGCTGTTGATGAGGAAAATCAATACTTGATGAGAGAACTCACCTATGAAGAAGCGATTCAAGGTGTTCCTGGTGAAGAATACCTACCATCTATGAATCGACAAACATCACCTGGCTACCCTTACGTCCTGAAAAGGAAAGGTAAGGGTAAGACACAATGGTTAGGCAAAGATGGAGATTTGACGGTCGACAATGAAGAATTGAAGACTGATGTTGAAACTTTGCTTGATCATGCATCACAAGGACTACGAGATCCCGTTGTTTTTACAGCGTTGTTTAAGGACGAGAGACGACCTATTGCTAAGGTAAACATGGGTAAAACTCGCATTTTTGCGGGTGGACCTATGCATTTTACCATTGCTATAAGGATGTTTTTCCTCGGCTTTTGTGCAGCGTTTATGAAACAGCGGATACGAAATGGATCGTTGGTTGGATCAGATGTACACTCATATGATTGGACTCGGTTTGTGAAATATTTGAATGAAGTTTCAGATACTAACGAACCAAATTTTCTGGCGGGCGACCATAGCAATTTTGATGGATCTTTGATCTTACAAATGTTATGGGTCGTGTACCGGATAATAGAACGATTATATGGACGTGCAAACAATTTGACCACTTATGTTTTGTGGAGTAGTATATGTAATTGTGTTTTGCTTTTCAAGACGTTGTTGTTTATGTTGACACATTCACAACCGTCTGGGAATCCGCTGACTACAATTATAAATACTATTTACGGGCGTTTGTTATTTTTCTATACTTTGTTACTTTTGTTGCGAGATATTATCGAGAAAGGTGATGATGAACAGGTCGAAAAGGCTTTGATCATTATCAAAAATATTGATAATTATTTCCGTGCAGGCATCTATGGTGATGATATTACTGCAGTGCTTAGCCACGATTTGCGTGGTTTAGTAACTCCAGATGATATTACACGAAAGATGTTAGTACTTGGACATAAATTCACCGATGAATTGAAATCCACAGGAAAGCAGGAATATCGCACATTGCATGAAATCTCGATTTTGAAGAGAAAATTCGTTTTTGAACCAACTTTGAATAGATGGTTTGCTCCTTTAGAGTTAACTGTCATTTTAGAGATGATGAATTGGGATAAATGTAAGAATAGGTATGAAAAATACGAACAACTGGCACAGAACATCCAGACAGCGTGTGTGGAGTTTGTGTACCATGGCGAAGAAACTTACAATAAGTGGACAAAGGAGATTAGAGAAGCTCTTATTGCTGCTAATTTGGAAGGGAAAGTTAATATGCCTTTATTGTCATATGCTGACTTTTTCACATTAGTGACCCGAAGAAATTTGGGACTCAAATCAAAATTGTCCAATTTTGTAGATGATTTTATGCCGTGGTAAATATGATTGTATATATTCCGCTCTTGATGATAGTTGTAATCATTGAGTGGAGGACAATCACGACGTCGAGGGGTTTTTACCCCTATTGTGCATTTGTGTGCGACGATAAAAATAAAAGCTAAATGTACCAACTGTAGATAGTA